ATTGCAAAAACCTTTAAAGACCGCAACATAAAGGGTTCTCAAGGACAGAAGGAGTTGTATAACTTCACTGATGATGAACTGACAGATGTAGTTTATACTATTGAAGAGATGATTGAGGACTTCACTGATGTAGAAATCAAAGCGGTGAACTTCTATAAATGCTCTTAGAATATGAAGAATTTCGACAACTCTTTGATTTTCCTTCTATGATTAACCTTGGCACTTTCAAAAGAAGTGTCAAGGTTAAACGTAACCAAAAAATCATGCCATACACTCTAGACGAATTTATAACTCGTATGGGTGGATTTCGTGTAGAAAACAGAGAGAAATACTGGAAGAACTTGTACTCTATTTGTGTTACAAATAGGGAAGAAACTATAAGAGCTTGGTATGACAACAATATCAGTATTGATGATATTGATAAGAAAATGTTTTTTCCTCTTGATAAGAATATTTTAGAAGGCAATGTTATATGTGCAAATAGACAAAACAAATCACGAATAATAAAAAATATCAATTTTACAGGAGTATACAATACTAAAAAATATTCCTTGAGTGATAACATGACATTATTAAGTGAACTTAAATCTATGTTCAATGACTATGTTATCAATTCTAATTTCACAGTAGGTAAACAGTTTAATATAGTATTAAGATATGACCTTGATGGATTGTTCGCTCTTATGAGAGGAACCAGACATAAGGCATCTATATTTAATCCATATACTTATGGATGGATGTTAGATAATATATTTAAGGGAGAAAAAGTTTTAGCTCCAACAGCTGGATGGAATTCCTATCAAATAGGATTTCATCAAACAAAAAAATGGAAGGAATTTACTTGTGTTGATGTTATTCCATCAGTCATATCAAATGTAGAAAAAATATCAGAATTTTACAAGAGTAAAGACCCCTTTTCATTAGATGTTAAAGAGACAAAAGGATATTGCTGTCCTTCTGAAAAGGTTGTCTTGGATAAACCTAATGAATATTATGATTTGATTTTGTTTGGCCCACCATACTATAATCTTGAATTATATGATGGTGATAATCCAAATCAAAGTTCTAATGCATATTTAACTTATGAAGATTGGTTAGAGGGATATTGGGCAGCTACAATACAAAATATGTTGCCATATTTAAAGACGGGACATCCTTTTTCTTTTTGTATAGGTAATTTTAAAAATGTGTTTGGTGAAGAGGGTAAAGAAAAATATAATGAAATAGATATATCAAAAGATATGCTAGATATAGCCAAACGATATTTAACTTTTGACCGTGAATATATGTTGGGATGGGGTTCATTTACCACAGCAAAAGGTAAAGCTAATAATAATGTTGAAAATTTATTTATATTGAGGAAAGATTAAAGCATATGCAAACAATTGAACGAACAACTCTATCAGAGTTGGTAGGTAATGAGCAGTATGCGCGTAAGGTGCTTCCCTTTATACGAGGGGAGTATTTTTCTAACCGGACTGAGCGTATCGTATTTGAAGAGATACAGAAGTTCGTAGAACGATACAATGCTCTGCCCACCAAGTCAACTCTAGAGATAGAGATTGACTCACGCCGTGATCTGAACGAGGATGATATTCGACGTGTGCTGGATGTGGTTAAAGAACTAAAGAACGATAAAGACGTGAACTTTGATTGGTTAGTAGATACGACAGAACAGTTTTGTAAGGATAAGGCGGTATATAATGCGATTGTTGAAGGCATACAAATCATTGATGGAAAAGATAAAGAACGAGGCCCAGATGCAATTCCATCTATTCTCACAGACGCCCTGGCTGTTGGTTTTGATAACTCTGTTGGTCATGATTACCTGTTGGATGCAGACAAGCGATTTGACTACTACCATACGGTAGAGCAGAAGATTCCATTTGATCTGGAATTCTTCAATCGAATCACCAAGGGTGGATTGCCTCCCAAGACGCTGAACATCGCTCTTGCGGGTACTGGTGTTGGCAAGTCACTGTTCATGTGCCATGTTGCAGCCAACTGTATGAACCAAGGTAAGAATGTCCTATATATCACACTGGAGATGGCGGAAGAACGTATAGCTGAGCGGATAGATGCAAACCTGATGAACGTATCAATGGAAGATTTGCATGATTTACCCAAGACAATGTACGACACCAAGATAAATAAGATTATCAAGGAAACAAATGGTCAGCTGGTGATCAAGGAATATCCTACTGCATCCGCACATTCTGCACACTTTCGCGGACTGATCAAGGAACTCGCAATTAAAAGAACATTCAGGCCAGATATTATCTTCATTGACTATCTTAATATCTGTGCGTCATCAAGATTCAAAGGAGCAACCAGTGTTAATTCCTATATGTACATCAAAGCGATTGCTGAGGAGCTTAGGGGACTCGCAGTTGAAACAAACGTCCCGATTATGTCGGCAACACAAACGACTCGATCAGGGTTCTCCAATAGTGATGTGGGTCTGGAAGATACGTCAGAGTCTTTCGGTCTACCAGCTACGGCTGACCTCATGTTTGCGCTCATTTCTAATGAGGAACTTGATGCAGTAAACCAGATTGCAGTCAAACAGCTCAAGAACAGATACAACGATCCAACCATAAACAAACGATTTGTGATCGGAATAGACCGCGCAAAGATGCGCCTATTTGACGTAGAAGTTGATCAGCAAAAGGGCCTTGTAGACTCTAATCAGACAGAGGAGCAGGATGAATTTGATACTCCCATGTTTGACCAGACAGATTTCGGCGAGGGGTGGAAGGTATGAATAATCCGTGGTATATATGGGTCATTGCCGGTGTCACATTGATGTTTATAACATGGGCAATATGGATGAAGATAATGGGTTTTACAATATTATGATATACATATCACCACCCTTCGGTAACTATTTCACATACAAGAATGCAATGCCCATAAGAGGGACATTCACATATCACCGTAGGAAAGGGCTGATATGGCATACAGCACGGTCACTAAGACCCGTAAAGGGGGGCTGGCGCAACCAAATAGGATTTCGCAATGCAGGAATACGTTCTGTAAACTTTGATTCGCGAGCGGTATACTCTATCAGCGCAATGGAGAGTGCCGAGTGGAATTCGCTGCTAGAATGCATTCCCGCGCATGTATCTCTTGAGATCAACCTATCCTGCCCCAACGTATCATCCCCACTCATACCACCAGACATTCTCGCACAATTCGTATCCAAATACCCTTCGCTACAGGTAAAAGTGAAGCCATTATATAACGAATATCTGCTGGATAGATTGATAGGCGAGGGAGTGGAATGCATTCATATGAGCAATACCATACCAACTCCCAAGGGGGGTATATCAGGTAGGCAGCTCAAAGATATCAATCTGTATAATATAGAGAAATTTGCGAAGAGATTTGCGAAGGCATTCACAGGAAGAATTCTCGCGGGCGGGGGGATATATGACGCGCAGGATGTAATAGATTATAGAAACGCTGGCGCATCGGATTTCTCTATATCCACCGTATATATCACTAAGCCCTGGCATATTAAGGAAATATATGAACAAGATATCAAAGGGAGATAATTTTATATCTCTTTCGGACTATGACAGGGATGATATTCTTAATGCAATGCGAGGGATATCAAGCTATGATGATCAGAATCTGAAACGATTCATTCCCAATAACAAAAAGAAATTGATCGCCAACCTATTCTATGAGCCCAGTACCAGAACCAGCTCATCCTTCTATGCAGCCGCCACATATCTTGGACATGAGGTATTGAGCATCAATAATGTCCAGTATAGTAGTGTCGCCAAAGGGGAGAGCCTAGAGGATACAATAAGAACACTGGCATCATATGTGCATTGCATCATCCTGAGACATTCAGAAGAGGGTGCAGCATATTCCGCTGCCCAAGTAAGTGATGTACCAATCATCAATGCGGGTGATGGAATAGGAGAGCATCCCACACAAACTTTACTGGATTTATATACAATATACAAGGAATTCAAGAGATTAGACCAGCTCACAGTGACGTTGATGGGTGATTTGAAGTATGGAAGAACCATTCATTCTCTTATACAGATGCTAGACTTGTTCGATGTACATATCTATCTGATAGGACCGCATGAGTTGAAACTTCCATTGCAATACTATAAGGAAGAATATATAGAAAGCACTATGCTCACAGAGAGTATTGCGATGTCCACAGATGTATTGTATATCACCAGAGTACAAAAAGAGAGAGGTGCAGTAGGAAATTATGCATTTACAAGAGAAGATGCCCTGCAATTAGATGAAAGTTGCATAGTGATGCACCCATTACCACGC